AGTCTCTGACTTCGCCAAACCTGCCCACGAGACGTGATTCAAGTACGCTTCGTTCGGAAAACCACCAGCACGATTGACCAGCGCAAGACCGTCGATGAACCCCTCAGCGATATTTTGACCTTGTGCGTTATATCGGCTACCGGCAAGACGAGTCGGATCTACGCTTCGATCGACTGATTGGAAGTTGTCTCCCGTAGTCGGAGCCGTAGTCGGAATCCAACCTTGGAGTCCCGGGAACTTGTTATTTCTGTCACCTTGAACCGTCAAGAAATCTGCAGTGGTCCAGCTGGCTGGAGTTGCGGGTGCACCATTAAACGAGGTGGAAACTGTAATAGTTCCTGAAGATTCATCGCGCTTCACAACGAAGCCGTTCGCAGACCGAGGAGATCCAGTCGTGGTCGTAGCCGCTTCTAAGACATCGTTGATTTCGAAGTTGACCACATCGCCGGGATTCTGCAGCGTCAGAACGCCCGTGCTAGGTGCAATCGTGGTGCTGATCTGACCGATAAAGCCAGAACCATCCCGATACAACGAAGATGCAATCGATTGACTAACCTTCAACCACGCTGAGTCAACGATGGGAACAGCGTCCAAAAGAAACGCGCCTTGATTGGTAGCTGCAAGCTTCAGCGTACGGCCGTCGATGTAAGCGAAGTCGTAGTCGGTCTTGATTGCCATCTGAAACGCAGAACCTTGGAGAGTTTGTGCGTTCTGAGCAGCGATCGCGGCAGTCGCCGATCGACCAGCCACAGGAGCGTACCGAACAGGGATCGGGACTATCTTACCGACGATCTTAGTATTCTTAGGAAGACGATGAAAAAGGACGTGTGCGTCCTGACCATACATCAGATCGGCAGCGATCTGGAGATCAGAGTCATAATACTCTTTAAGTAGAAATGCGGCGTCAGAAACTGAGAAACTTGCACCCATCGAAGGACATCCCTCGCGCTACGCGCGGTCGAATGTGGTTTTGTACGTCCTTCAGATGAGCATCAAGTCGTTAGACCCTAGATGCGTGCAGCCTTCTTAGCTTCTGCACTGGCGATCGTCCGTTGAATCCGTTCATTGAAACTTAACCGCTTTCCAGTTTCAGGATTCGGCGTGCCAGCTTCGGCTGTCATCTCATTACTTACGGTACGTACTTCCCGATCCACGTCTTGCTTGGATTCCTTCTGGGTTGCCATTGCACCGGCAGGTGTACCCTTCGCTTTAGACGCCACTCTGTCCTTCCACTTCTTGCTTTCAATGAACTTCTCAACTGAGCCAGACACGGCTTCCTCGAGAATATCACTCGCTTCTTTAACACTCAGCAGCTTGCTCTGGCTCCGGAAATGTTCCTTGATCAAGTCGTAAACCAACGACTGTAGGCCCATCGCTTTAATACCAGAGTACTGCTCAGCGTTACTCTCGACAAACTGACTGATCTCGCCACGGAAGTTCTGAATCGTAGCGATCGCTTCACTATTTAGACGCTCAGCCGCGGATCGCCTAGCCCCCTCTTTCTCTTCTTGGGCTTCATTCCTCAGATTCTGGATCTCTTCAACTAAAGCGTTGATCTTCTGATCGGCCGTTGATTCGCCATTATTCAAGATCTGGCTAGTCCAGTTTCCGTAGTCAATTCCGAGTTCTTTAGCTACACCGGCAGGGTCTGTCTTTGCCCTAGCTTGCAGGCCCCTCAAATACTGGTCGTTCTCTGCAACCGTTCGTTGCTGTTCTCGGAAGGCTTGCTGCTCTGCCTGAAATTGGCGCCGGTCAGATTGCAACCGAGCTTCCATCTTAGCAAGATTGATGTAGTCCTTCTTTAAAGTATCTGGCGGTTTTAATTCAGCGGGCGAGGGGGGGGTCGCCACAACTACGGGCGCAGTAATGGTCGCCTCGACCTTCTTAACCAGTTGATCGCCTCCAGGTGTTGCCACTGAACCCTTCGCGGCCTCTGCCTTGGATGCCTCGACCTTCGAAACTGCGGTTGCTACTCTTTCCTCAAGTGTTGCCATGTGTACTTCCTCTCTTGCTTTAACTAGCGCCAACCGGCGCGGGGACATTAGGAATCATGTTTGATACCGGGGGGGCTGTTGGATTCGCTTGCGGGGGGCCCACTCCTTGAGCTGCTATAGGCATTGGGGGGACCGCGAGCTGCTTCAACTTCGAGACCTTCTCCATGAAACTGCGAAGCATGTCCAACCGATCTTCGGGAAGTTCTTGACTCTGACCGTATGCATAGAACTGAAGCGCCAATGTCATCGCCAGATCAGGATCCATGTACGTTTCAGGGTCGGTCTCCAACCCGTCGTCTACCATCTTCTCTAGAACCATCAGGACCCACTCTTCCATCGCATCCTGCAAGTTATCGATCCGTTCGATGTCGGGGAAACTCATCAACTGACGACCAGTACGTGGATCGATGAATCCCGCCTGAATCCATTCCTGAATCTGTTGCCAACGGCCTGTGGGCTCTTGAACTAACGCACTAATTGGAAAGACTTGAATCGTTGAATCCTTATGGATATCAAACCCGTCCTCGAGGATTTCCTTCAAATCTATCGCTTGAAGGAACTTCTTGCCGGTCTTAACTTCATACTTCCCATCACGTTCAACGATCTGGCTAGCAACCGAAAGACTGATCTTAGCAATATCCAAGAAAAGGTTCTCGTACTGCCGGCCCCGCTCTTGGAAACGATCCGTCTCAATGAAGTCATAGCTTCGGATCGCTGTCCCGCTTGTAATGCCCTCAGGGATTCGAGATGAAGCCGACATCATACTGATACCAGATTGGTCAAAAGCCCTCTCAATAAACTTATCGATCGTTTCCCACCATTCGGGCTGCAACACAGGTGGAGTCTCATACTTTGGTGGAGTTTCTCCGCTGTAGGTAATCACAAGACCAAGCTCGTTAGTCAAATGCTCTTTTGAGACCTTTGAGCCTTGCTTCAAGAAGATCTTGAACGTGCCAGCAAGGTGCAACGTCCTGGAGATCACCATCAACATCCGATTGACGTTGATTTGCAGATTCTCTAACTGCTCTGCGAGAGATTGTGCCCAGTACCCATGCAACCGTTTCGACCACGGAAGCACTGCGAATGGGAAGAAGTCTTCATCATAGTCTTCAACCTTGGTCAGATTGAATTTCTCGCAAGTGATAACGTGCTTGCCGTCTTTCTTCTTTGCTCCAGACCGCAGATGCCACGACTCCCGCACTTCAATCATGTCTGCTACGCCGGGGTAAATCCCTTTGTCAGGATACCGAATCTTGTCGGCTGTTCGGATCTGCTGAACTTTACCAGGGAACAATGCCTCGAGTTGTAACTGATCAACTGCATGAAGACGATGCCATTGCCGCGGCTTGCCCCAAATTGCCTGGACTTCGTCGATCAAGATTTCATTAGCTGGCACAATCTCAATAGCAACCCTGCCGTCTTTCTCGAAGACGTGAATAATACCATCGTGGTGAACTGCCGCCATCTTGAGAGCGTGGATACCGAGGTCATAGACCTTCAACTCTTGGAACATCCCGTCGATGAACTTGTTCAGCTTCTTAGCCTTGCGAACGTCCTTGTACGTTCCACCCGAAGTCAGGAAGTAAGGCTTAGGTTTGTTCTTGGCCCCAAGTCGGCTGACAATCGTATCCACAACCGCTTGAATCAGATTGAAAGTGACTCGGTCAATGTTAACACTTCCGTAGTTCTGGCGAAGTCGAACTTGATTGGGACCATAGGGGCCAAAAAGCGCTAGGTTGCCATACAATCTAGTTGAATCGATCAACTGCCGGATTCTGTGCCGCTGTTGACGCTTCAGAACTTGGAGGACCGACGTGATCGACTTAGCTGCATCATCACCCCTCTGATTCCACCAGTCGCGAGGATACCCGTCGTAACTGTTCTCAGAAGTCTGACCTTGATAGATTGCCATGGATTAAGTCGTAGTCGGCGAAGTCTCATCATCTTCAGGAGTCGGCTCTGGAGCAGACCAATACTTTGCATCCTCGTCGGTTATCGGAGGAAACGTTTGCCCTGACTCTATTTCAGCCACGTCAATCGATACTTCCAAGTCACCATTCTTGAAACGATATACTTTGAACTCTCGCATCATTGCGAACAGAGATTTGATCTCGTCTGGAGTCATCGCTTAAAAACCCTTTCCCAACCAACCCGATATGCGTCGGTAACAATGAAGTAAGGATCTGTTCCAGACTCTCCGCTGCTCTTACAGAACTGCTTCATATCCTTGTCTCGCTGCCGACGCTCGGCACTAGTCCACCGGATGTCCTTATGCGTTGGAGTCACACCGGACTTATAGATCTCGTTGTGTTCCGCCACATTCTTTTCAACGGTCTTATCGTCGTAAATAGACACAAAATCCCCCTAGATTTGACGCATACCGCGTCCTGCTAGCCAATTCAACCGATCGATCACGATAGAGACTTGATCCGATGGTTCCAAGTCATCATGCTCACGTTGATTTCTCTCGAGTAAATCGTCCAAACGTTCATCCTGAATTAACTTCCCTTGAGCTCGAGTAAAACCCGGCCTGGGCGCAAACTCTTCCATAGCATCAAAGAGATAGGAATAATTCGCACGCCAGGCATATAAAGCGGAGTCCGCGCAGTGATTGGGCCCATGTTCTACCCGACGCGTAACCATCCCCGCTCGTTCAATCTCGCGCCACGTCAAACTTGAGTATTCCTCTAGCAATGGATCGCAGTTCTCGGTGTCAACCTGGATCTTCCCGGTCGTAAAGTCGGCATTCATCAAGCCGATGAACTCTTCTTTACCCCGTTTGTCTGCGAGCTCTAGCGGAAGATTCAAACGATTACACATCTCGGCGACACCTTGCTTGTTTGCACCATCGATCACGATCCGCATTTGTTCGTCGTACTGTGTCTGCAAAGCATGGATCGTCTGAGCCACTCCAGTGAAATCTAGACCCGGTTGCTGAAACGATCGACGGATGTACATCGCTGGATCATTGTCATGAAACGCAGTCACGGTAAAAGCAGAGGGATTGGTGAAACCGAGATCAACGCCTAATGTATGACTCCAGCTGCCTTGAGGATAGCTCGGTAGCTCCCCATCCCACGCATTGGTCTCACTGTACTTGTAAACCAGTTTCGTAAGGTCGATCGCCCAACGACCGAGGTAGTTGCAGACAAAGAAGGGTACTTGTTTGAACTCAGGACCATTCTCTTTGATCAAAGAATCGACTTTGTCTTGGAACTCCTGGGCAATGTACGGATTCACCGTTCCAGGCCAACCGTGGAAAGACCAGTTGCCAGTTGGATTGACTTGATCTGGGTCTCGAACCTTAGTCACGAACGGCTTGCTGGCATCAAAATTCTTGGTAAGGTCATAGAACAACCCCCGCTTAACATAAGGATTAGCCACCCCCATCAGACAGATAGTCCCGCGGTCATCCAAGGTAGCCGGATCCAAGGTGTCATTGATGAACCGTCGGATATCCGTTTTCCAAAGCGGGGCTTCATCAATCCCAACAAGCTTCAACTTCATTCCGTACAGCTTGTCCTTCTGTCCTTCGTCTTGATCCACACCCAGAAGATAAGACACACTGCCGTTAGCAAAAGTAGCCGACCGATCCGTCTCATTGAACTTTGCCCCTAACCTATATTCCCGGTTGATCTTCTTCAAGGCGTGCCAGAGGATTTTCTCCGCAGAGTCTCCAGTCAATGCGATGTACAGACATACACTTTCTGGATACCGTAGATTGGTCTCGCACATGTACCGTGCGAAAGTCAACGACTTTGCGGCTCTCCGAGTACAAAACAGCCCTTTCCGGGGACTTGGATCGTCCATCCATGCGCGGCGCTGAGGAAACGGAAACTCTAGCGGTCGATCTTTCGACGATCGTGGCTTAAGATTCCGGAGTTGTTCCTCAAGATGCTTAAGTCGGGTGGCTGAACTGCTCATTTTTCATAGGAAAATTGAACAACGTTTGCCCATGGGGTGATAAACGTGTATCGCGTAGTATCTGTTCCATTGTAAGAGATCTCGAGACCACGCTCCGATTCAATGATCACCAAACCACATGCTTTGAAATCAAGCTTAATTGCAGATACAGTTCGAGTCTCTGTACCTCGAATTGAAACAGCGTGTGCTAGCGTACAACTGGAAACTTTACGGAGGGCCGTACTCCCGTCAGATTTAGACGATAGTTCCAAGTCAATTTGGTCACCGCCCTCGCCCCTGGATATAAGCCGAACCGGTGCTGTCGAGCTACCCGAATTGCCAATAAAGCCGGTCGTCTTTGATTCGATATACTTCTTAGCAGCTTCATTGGCTGCAAACTGCTCGTCTTGTGTCTTTGCCATATTTTCGTTTCCTCTTACTTTAACTCAGATTGCGTACGGATTATACACAGCTTGTGGTAATTTGGACGCTTTGAAAGCCGATCCTGCCTTAGTCAGGTGCGTCACCACTTGGATATCGTGGGATTGAAGGAGTCTAGTTCCCAGATGAATTCGACGAAACGAGAGCTTGATGTACAAGTAATGCAGTGCATGACCTTCGGTGCAAATGAAACCTAAGACCACATCTGGATTATCCTGCATTGCCAAAATGGTACATGTACCGCCGCGCGCCATGATCCGATCAATGATCGCATGATGCTGCTTGAAGTAGATTGCTGGAGGAACGTGATTGGCAAACTGAGAGTGGCGGTACGACTTCAACCAAGATGAGGTGATGAATGGCCAATCCTGATCGGTTGCAGGACGAACTAGCGTCTCATGAACAAACGGTTCAATGGCCCCGTCTGCGTTCATCACAACGCCTCACCTGGAGGCGGACTAATCACGGGAATGACCGCAGCGCTCTCACTAAGTTTAAAGAAGTCTGGACCACTGTCGATTTGGGGCGCGGTCGCGTTTGCCAACATCTGTTCAACCTTGTCCAATCGATCTTCAATCTTCGCACCGCGTACCAGTTCGCCAAGAACTCGAGCTCCATTGATCACTAGTTTTGCCGTTTCAGGATCAGACAACGCAGATGTCGCTTCAAGAGCGCGAATCGTATCAGCTAGGAGTGCTCGAATGTTCTCCATGCTCTTCAACCTGCGCTGCTTCCCTTTCCTCATTGTCCGAATCTCTCTTAAGACTGTTCGGACGTCTCGGCGGGCTTTGTGTCTACTTCTTGAGGCCGTGGCTGTGTCGCCTTGCATCTATTCGCCTGTTTCTGGAGTTCGTTCATCTCTTTCACGAGTTCCTTCCGACGCCGCGGCAGAACTTCCAGGTAGTGGTACTCGAGTTCCCCAAGCTGGACACATACTTGAGCAAACCTGGCCATCAACTGATCGAACTTGGATTGAGATCCATTACTTCCTTCCATCATCTTACTGCCCCCTTAACCAAGGATTATACTTACTTCTACCTATACGTTAAATACGACGAAGGAGAATTTTAGCGGAGCCGTAGTAACGGTGGCTACACCGGTAGCGCTAACAGAGGTAACGGTGAAAGATCCTGCCCCCGGCACACAAACAAGATCAGCAACGCCGGCTCCAATAGTTTCACACATGACCAATACAATCGAGGTCGCCGATACTAAGGTGTTAGTCACAACACACGAAGATGCAGCGGAGGCGATAGCTGCGCGACCAGTGACTTTGCTGATGGTCGTATTACCCGGCGTCCCGGAGTTGTCGGTGTATTGCCCTGGAGTCTTCCAATCGATCGGAGCGTTTGCCTGTACTGTTCCTGTACCTTTACTGAAAAGAGCAAGGCCAATGTTCAGATCGGATCCAACCGAATTAAGACTTGGAGGACCCCCCCCTCCAGAGGAATCGATCTGAATTTGATTAGCTTGCCCCGCAACCCCAAAGCCGAAATTTACTACTGATTGCCCAATCTCTAAACGGCCGTTACCGGAACTGAAGCGGATGTAATTCGTGGCACCAGCAGTTCCATCAAAGATTAGCTTTTGATCTGGTTGAAGAGCAAGGGAGCCGGATTGAATCGACAACGGGCCTGCTAGCGAACGGAGAAGAGATAAGGGGAGCTCGAGCATCTCTCATGTTAGACGCCCCACCTTCGCTTGCTCTGTTTCTTAGCTTCACCTAATAAAGACCACTTCGGGCGTGAGATAGGCTCCGAAATTCAGGCACGCGACGGCTCAATTGTATCTCTCTCATTACTCTAGACCTCAACCTAGAACAACAGGCGAATGAACCATCCTGGATATCTGCCCGGGCAGGAACTTCTTTCCAGCTCGAGTCACATGGCCGTCCACTTCTAGCACATCTGCGATCGTCCTGTATGTCACACCGCTACGGGCAAGTTCTTGGACTTTTCGTACGACGACTTGCTCCACGGGATTAGGAAGGACCTGCTTCCCGTTCAATGATGTCATCAGTCCATACGGCACTTGGCCACCACAGTACTCCCCGCGGCTGCGCTTCAACTGCAGAACTGCCTTAGCACGTTCAGTGAACGTCCCGGGCATCCACTGACCACAGTTAAAGCATTTACTTCCCGTTTCGGGACTCATACTCTTCCAGAACCTTGGTCTCGAAACGCACTGTAATCTCAGGGCACCAATCTGAGTGGTGCCCGTAGAACCAGCCGCAATGTATACAGGGCTTCTCCCGTTCAAACTTAGATCGCTGCCGCGACCGGCGGTGGTACCAAAAGAGAAAGCTCGCAATGAGGGCTGCCCAAATCACGAGCGTTAGAAAATACCTCATTGCGTCGCCCTCTTTCTTG